TTAAAAAACGAAGTCAAGGACAGCGATCTGCAGTCTTTGATGCTGGCCATCCTTACTGACGAAGACGAAGAGCCAATGGACCCAAAATCCTAGTTGCGGAACTTCGTAAAGATAACTGGCTCATGCTGCAGTTTGGCGTCGCCAAAGAGCTTGGCATGAGCTTGACCGAAGTCCGCACCACGATGACGCCTGAGGAGTTGATTGGCTGGAGCGCCTACTTCCAGATCATCAACGAGGAGCAGGAAAAACAAATGGAAAAAGCTCGCCGCCGAAGGTAACCTATTCTGCGCCTAGAATAGAAAGCGACGTACCAGCTGTGGATCGTGGCATACAGAGCTGAAATTGAAATAGGCGTAAAGGGCGCTGAAAAACTAGAACAGATAAAAAAGAAAATACAGTCTATCGACCAAAAAGTTGAACAGGTAAATGCTAGGTGGAAAAAAATACGCAGTGGTATTCCAACAAAAGAATTTGGAGAAGTTAATAAAAAACTACAAAAAACAGTTGCACTGCAAGCTAGAGCTAAAGCTCTTGCGGCAGCTACAGAAAAACGCTTAAAAGGACAAAATAGTGTAACGCGAGGGCTATTAGGTTTAAATAAGGCTGTCTTAAACGCAGCTAGAAGTGAAGCGCAAGCACGTGGCGAAAGCGTAGCAAAACAACGCGCATTAAATAGGGAGTTAGCCAAATCCCAGCAGTATTCAAGACCTATAGGACCACAACCGCAGCGAGCTGCCCCAACTAGGCGACGTAGTACCGCTTTTTTTGGCGGAGAAAAGAATGTTTTAAAGCTTGGTGCGGCTTACCTAGCATTGAACACCGTTGTCAGGCAGGTCGGTAGATCTATTGATGCTGCTAGTCAGGCTGCTTCTGGTGAGCAACGCATCAAGGCTTTATCGGCAGGGTTTGATGATTACAGAGAAGTGCTTGCCGCAACAGAACGAGCACAGGAGAAATTCAATCTCGGCACCATCGAATCGCAAGATGCCTTTGCACAGCTTTTTGGTCGTTTGCGCCCGGCAGGTTTTGCTTTAAGCGAAATCGAAACGATCTTCAACGGATTTAACACAGCTGCAGCATTAACCGGAGCTACAGCAAGGGAATCGGCTGGAGCGCTCCTGCAATTGACACAGGCTTTAGGTGCCGGTTTTCTTTCGGGACAAGAGTTTAATAGTGTCGCCGAACAAGCGCCAGCAGTTCTTCAAGCGATTGCAAAAGAAGTCGATCGACCTATTGGTCAATTAAAGCAGCTAGCCAAAGACGGTAAGTTGACTTCCGAAGTCCTGTTGAAAGCTCTGCAGCGGGTTGAAATCGAAGGTGCCGACAGACTTGCAGAAGCTTTAGACACTCCAGCGCAGAAAGTAAAGAACCTTCAGAACAGAACAGAGGATCTCAACATTGCGTTCGGCGATTTAATCTTGCCAGCCGTCATCGACGGAGTTGAATCCCTAACGAAAGCTGCAGAATTTGCCACTAAAGACATCAACAAAACAGCGTTGGCAATGAAGACGCTGAATGAAAAAATCCAAGTCTTCCGCGAGGAAAATCCAGCTACCGCCAAAGCTATTGATGATTTTGGTAACGCATTTCTCAGGAGCATTGAAAAGGCTATTCCTTTCATTGGTTATCTCAAAACGATTCTTGGCCTACGTGACCAGTTAGCAGGGGAACAACCAAAATTTGCAAACGACGGGTTCATTGGTCCTCAGGTGCCGGAAAACTTGAAGCCGCTGAAAGACAGGCTTGGTCTTGGTGACCCAGACGCTCCAAAAGGAAAAGGCAAAGCCGACAAATCTGCAGCGCGTGCCGAAGAGCGTGCTGCTCGGGAGGAAGAAAGGCTGCAAGAACGCCTTGCCGGTTTAAGGATAGAGCTTAATTTAATTGAAGATAACGCCAACTTTAAAACACAAATTACAGCTGCAGAAATTGCAGGAAATAAAGAGCTTGCAATCAGACTAAAAGCGCAACAAGACATTAACACTATCCAAGCAAATGGAGAAAAAGCACTTTTACGGGTAAAAGACATACGAGAAGCAACCGTTATAAAAGAGGAAATAGCTGCAAAAATAAGCGCAGCAAACGTAAATCGTGCGGCAGAGTTAGCAGTTTTTGAAGACCAAAAGCAGAAAGCTTTTGATGAGCAAATAGAAAACCTTAACTTTCAGTACGAAATTTTAACTGCAACAACAGTTGAAAAACAAAGGCAGTTAGAGATTGAGCAACAAATGGCAAAATTAAAAGGTCAAGATTTTACACCAGAGCAACTAGACCAAATAAAAGCTGCAAAACAAAAATTAGACATCGGTCCAATTGCAAATTATGTAAACGAGCTTCAGCGTAGTCTTAGTGACACAGAAAGCATGGTTGTAAGCCTTGCTCAATCTGTTGAAAGTTCACTGGCAACTGCAATGTCATCTGCTGTGCAGTCAGTTATTACGGGCACTGGTTCGGTCCAGGAAGCCTTTAGTACGATGTTTGCCAACATCGGTGAAGCCTTTGTTGCTATGGCGACTGAGATGATTGCCAAGGCGTTAATCATGAAGGCAATAGGGATACTTGCTGGCGCCTTTGGCGGTGGTGGCGGTAGTTTGACAACAGTTACAAGCTCAGCCACAAGCTTTGCAACACCTTTTGCAGAAGGCGGGTACGTCACCGGCCCAACTAACGCCTTGATTGGTGAAGGCTCTGAGCCTGAATACGTTATTCCAGAATCGAAAATGGATACAGCGATGTCACGCTATTCGCAAGGCAGTCGAGGTTCTTCTATCCTTGCGGCGGGTGGTTCATCGTCTAGCGGAAGAGAAGGTGGAGGGGCTGGTGGAACGGTTGTAAATTACAACGGCCCAACACTAAACTTCAACTCTGAAGACTTCGTGCCTGTTAGTGCTGTTTCAGGAATTATCAATGAAGCAGCAAAGAAAGGCGCAAAAGCAGGAGAGCAGCGCACCTTTGCTACGCTAAAAAATAGCAGAAGCCAGCGGAGTCGATTGGGGCTATGAGTATTCAAGCCGTTGCAAACTTAATGACCGTCTTTAGTGCTACGGGGACAATTGAGCATCGTTTCCAGAATGCCAAGGTTGGCGAAACAATGGCATACGACGGTGGAAGTTATAGCTACCTTTCGTTCATCTATCAGGGAGCAGCCAAGAACCGCACGGGCGACAACATAGTTTCAAGCCTTGTGATGTCTGTTAATCCCGTTTCAATGGGTCACGCGACAGAAGCTGTTACTAACAAATGGAATGTCAGAGTCGATACTTGTGCGATGAACCCGAGCACTTTTGACGTGTCTCGAATCCTTACGACTGAATTTTGGATTGCTTCTAGCATGGGTTACGACACAACAACTGTTGAGATCGCACTAAGCAGCAGTATCGATGCCGTTGGCCTTGTCTTGCCACCACGAGTTTTGAATGAAACCTTGGTAGGCAAGTTGCCAGGCACTGGAGTCATTAACGTTCGATGACTCCTTTTGACCTAATCGGCAGGGGTTATCGACTGGGCGCAGATTTTGTCTCAAGACCTGAAGGGGATTGTTTGGCCCTGTCACGGTTTGTGCTTAGTCATTACGGTGTTGGAACGCCTGAGCCTCAGCGCAGCTGGTATCGGCGTTTACGAAAAGGCGACACCACAGTATTCAAGAACGAGTTGGAGCGTTGGGGGAATCAAACATTAGAATTAGGATGTGGCGTAGTCGCTCTTTGTGAAGCAGAGTTTGGTTATGGCATGGCAGTTTGGTTTGAGGAAGGATGGCTGAGCTTCGTCGGATCGGAGGTGAAATGGAGCCCCATCGGCAACCTGCTGGTCGTCGAGTGCTACTCCCGGCGGAGGTAGATCTATGCGAAGCGGTAGGTCTTAGCGAAGAAGAGTATTGGTATTTTGTTGAAGCAGCAGATCGTTATAACGGCGAACGGAGTGAAGCTTACGCACTGATTCCTGACATTAGATGCGAGCCGATCTCAACAACAACGGCACTTCTTATCAGCATAGGTTTTAGTCTTGTTTCTACTGCCGCTGCTCTGTTACTAGCGCCTAAACCCCAAGTCCCTGAGAGCAAAGATCCAAGACGATTAAGTCTTGGTGGCCAAACCGGTCCAACTCGTTTTTCTCCAACAAGTGGTTTTGATGCAACCCAAGAGCTAGCGCGTTTAGGTGAAAGCATCCCGCTTGTTTTTGCAAAAAAAGGAGTAAGAGTTACCAGTTCTTTGCTCTGGTCTCAAATTATTGCTCAGGCTAGGGGTCAGCAAATGCGCGGGCTGTTTTTGTTTAGCCATGGTCCGACAGAGGGTCGTCCTGACTACGAGGGCTTAGCCATTGGTGACACATTGTTGCGTTCTTATACGGCTCCTAAGGTCGCAGCGTATTGGATGCCAGACGGTGGCCGCCCTGTCGAACCAAACAATAGATTCCCTGAAAGTCTTGCAAAAAACCTTCCCAATGGTGATGCGTTTGCAACGATTTGGGATACCGCCAGTCCTAGAGATTACTACCCCTATTTTGTAGGAGCTAGAACACCAACAACGCAGACAACTTTTGGCGCTTATGCCCCGTCATATAACGGCACATGGTACAGGCCACAGTATGAGCTAATCCTTATCCCTAAAGATGCAGATAAAGGTTTCAAAAGAGATCTGCAAAAACGAAAAGACCTACGCGGAAGAAATGCCGATCAACCCACAGTCTTCACCCAAGGAACATTTTTTGATGTTGTTCGCAACCCGGACAATCTAAACGGAATTTTGGGCCATGGAGCGGATCCACACACTTGCGGGGCCGTAGTCCCTGGCGGTGATACAAGCTTTTACGATGAAATTCGCTATCGCATTACCACACATTTAGAGGATGTCAAGGATCCTAAGTTCAGTCCAGAAAGGCTGGATTTTGTTAATTCTGCAACAACATCATCACGAATTGCAGCTGATTCAAACATTTCTCTTGGCGAACTTTACCTTGTTGGCGATACTGTTTTAGCTGTTTGCACTCAACTTATTTCGTCAGATCCTAGTGATTTATACAGACCTTGGTCAGCTAAACCTCCTGTTGATAAAAGTGCTTGGTTTAGTGTTATCACTCCTGGTTGCGTTCAATGTCCCACCCTTGACACTGCAATCAATAAGCCTTTAGCGCCATGGCTGTCTTATCCGTTAATGCGAGCTGCTGTTGCGACAATAACAAACACTCGACCTTGCAGCGCAACTGAGCTTGTAATTAAATCGCGTGTTTGGCGTCAAGTTAGCGGGTTTCCTGACATGAACGCTCATCCAGGAGAAGGGCTTATAGACGATTACGAAGAGGAGGGCGGAAGTATTGCTCTTGGAACGTTAAACAAGTATTTGCGGCGGTTAAGCTTTTTCATGCTTGAAACTCGTCCTGTTGATGGTGACGGCAGCTGGCTTGATCTAACAGGTAATGAGTTCTTTTTTGTAGAAGGCAACAAACCTATTGATCAATATAACTATATTAGGATCAACCATGAATTTGATGAACACGAATTTCGTTTGCGCCCGGTATCAGGGATTGGAGCGTTGCGTAAGTTTGGAACAAACGGTCAAGCTGTTTTCCGCCGTTTGAGATATGGAGTTGAAAGCAGCTTTTTGGCTCATAACAGACTTGTTTTTTACAGCGGCGAGGAAGTTATTGTTAATAAGGAATACACCGAAAATGCTGAGTTTATAAGGCCAGCATCAAAAAGCGAGGCAGGTGGAGCTTTAGGTAACGGAGGGATTTCTCCAGTCCAAGCGGGTCAGTTTTTTCAGCCAACGGCTGGCGATTGGGAGGCCTCAGCGTTTGAAAGCCGATACAGCAGAGGCGCACAGAGAAATTTCGTTACAAAGCGGATTAATCAAAGAACCGGAAGAACTGTTTATGAGTATTACTGGGATAACAACATTATTGCGTCAGGCGTTTTGCCGACAATGGCAGCAGAGCCACCTGAGGCATTTGCGGCTGGCTACCGCTTCACTTGGACCGTAAACAGTCCCACTGACAATGTAGTTGTTTCCGGTGGGTACATGAAAGCGTTTAGGCAGATTGACGCTTTCAGGAGAACGCAGCGAGAAGGCAGTAAGTTGCATGAAGCAGCTTCAGTTGAAGCCATTCCAATCAGAACGGAAGGCAAGGGGCTTCATTTTTGGGTAGAGCGTTATTTGGGGCCAGGCAATGTAGGCGAGGGGTTTAAATGGTATATCGACAGCGAGAACAGAGGTTCAGGTTATAAGGCTGGTGATTTTGTCAATGTTCAATGGAGTGACGGGCGTGTGATCCATGGCGTTAACATTTCTTCAACATCAACAATTACAATCACTGATGAGGAAGAGCAAAATTATGCGCCGTATGATGCTGCTTTAGATGTTCTTTCCTACGATTCGCAAAATGCAAGCAATGTTGACGGACCAGAGCACGAGGTTGTTGCTGTCAATGAAAAGCTTGCTCAATCAACTCCTTTTTACGAAGGGCTAACGATTGGTGGATTGCGTATTGATTCTTCTACCGAATGGCAACAGTTTACGAACTTCTCTGCTTTCATCAAGAAAGGCATTGTTTTAGAAAATCTCGCTGTTCAACAAGGCTTGGAGGAAA